GCGAAGCGGCCCATGCTCGCATCTCGCGCACAAAATAAAAGTGTGATGGTCAGGGTCTCAAAGTGTGATATTGTGTAATAGTCGACTGCTAGAATTGTGATATTGCGTAATCAAAAAAGAGGAAGTAAAAAGAGGAAGTTACGTAATCAAATTTATATGATGTCATAGGTGGTGTCACTCAGACCGGCAAGAAAATATGCGCTTTTCAAGGAAGAATCACAACACGAATTACATCAGAAATTGACGTATTTTATTTTCATAATAGATGCGTTTACATGGGCCATACAGTAGGCGGAGCCAAAATAAAACAATCAACCAGAATGCCTGACACATCAATACTGTAGTAAGTGTATTGCTGGGGGCACTAGCGTTTGCTGCGGATACGTTCCCTGGCAGACCAGACATGTTCTGGGAGACGGTAGTAGCCATCTTGATCAAGAATGAAAGCAGGACCAGACTGACCAACAGGAATGCTGATGGGCGGACGTGGATTCCACTGCTTGATGGACTTGGGTCTAGGCTTAACTTCCCATACCATGGTAAAACAGAGGAGAAACTGACCATATTGATTGATGAAGGTCTGACCAGATTGAGCCGGTCTGCAAGTACTGACATTAGGAGGACCCTCTTGAGCAAGCATCCTGAGAAATACATGGGGTGGGGGAGCATGCATACCCCATAAAGCAAGAGGGGGTGTGTGTTCTCCATAGACCATGTCCACATTTGGTGTTTTACACCAAATCTGGGACTCTAAACAGGCAGGGGACTTTTCTGTGCAACTACCCAGAACAGTAGGCCATAAGGACTCTTCTTTTGGAATGGTAACATCCCCGTCCCCATAACAAGCATGGGTTCGAATATGAAGAGGGTCCCCGGGTTGCTGAAAACCTTTTTGACGTTGATAGGCTAACCTATACATGGTATGTCTGACATTGAGATCACTCCAGGGTTCCTGATGAGGATTCTCCTGGGTGTAAGCGTAAGCACACGCATTAGCCGTGACCACGGTGGAACCATCGGGTCTGCGTACGGCATGAGACAGAGTCCTAGGTCCGGGCTGAAGGGTGGGTCTATGAGCGGCACGTGGCATAGCAGCAAGACCTGTATCTAGACTGTAAATCCTCTCTTCATGTGTTCTATGGGTATCCCCATGACCATCACCCCTTGTGTGAAAATCATTAGGATGAACCCCACTCCTCCCTGTATTGGGTATTGGATGCGTATCTATGAATTTGCCCTGAATCAACCTCTGTCCTGGCAGCCACATGGCGGGTCTATCATGACCTTTGAACCGAAAAGGAGAGTAAAAATCTCCATCTAGAATGCCTACCTGATCTCTGTCAGAACCTGACATGACAGTGATCCTCTGCTGATAGAGGGGGTTATCCTGACGGCGGATATCCCAAGGATACTGAGTCAAATTTTCGAAAGGAAGATCGTTTGGAAATTCATAGTACTGTTCAAAAGTACCCCCGCCTCGAATAAGAGTAGCATCATGTGTTTCAAGCAGGAACAATTCCGTGTCTTGATTGGATTTGAAAGTGTACCCTGAACCGCCCATACTGGCCCTATTACTTTCTTTGACGGAACCAAGGGTTCTGTAAGAATACTTGGGAAGATTGTAAGGCTGACCGGGCAAGTGACCGGGAACTGTTTTCTGACCCCCTCCCATCACATAGGGGTAGTCATAGTCTTTATCCTCAAAGATAGCGATGGTGGCTGACTGGGAATCCTGAACGGTCGTTTGTTTTTCTGCTCCTTGACAAACATCTTTAAACACTAGAGACTGGATGGTCACTTTAAGGGATTTAGGCCGAAAGGCATCATAATCCTCTAGAAGCCTCTGCCAAGCAGAAGGAGAAAAATGGGCTGAGATGACGTTCAGATCATAATAGCACCAAGGGGTCTCGTAGACCACTCCAGGAATAAGATCATGAGCAGAAGAGCAACAGTATTTATCAGGCCAGGGTGAAATAAGACATCGTCTAAAAGATGAAGTGATCACAGAGTTTTTACCAAACTGACAGCCGGATACAAGAGATTCTGTCCCTAAATTAGTACCCCCCCCACCCCCACAAGCAAGACCAGAGTTATTTGAAGCAGCCCCAGAAGCAGAAATCCCCCCTGGACAGCAAGAAGATATGTCCATCCCCTCCTCAGTCCTCTGCCTCTTTGCTTCGGACGTGGTGGCAGATGGGTCTACTGGAACTTTAGTCCCAGGTAATCTGGACTCGGAAGAAGGACCTCCCCCGTCTTCAGTTGATCCAGAAGGCCGAGGAGATCGAGGACTGTCTGATCCAGTTCCTCTAGTCTCCCCTGGAGTTTCTGGATCTTCTGTTCTGTCTGTCTGTTGGGAATGAGGAAGAGGAACTTTAGATAAATCTGAAGGAGGGAGAATAGACTTTAACAGCTCATACACAGGTTCTGTTAAGAGCTCCTTAGCCTTCCAGATACTCCTCACTATATTCCCTGCCAATTGGGTTCCCACTTTGACATGACTATGAAGAGCTTTGATAATCTCATCTCGCTGAGCATTATCCAAGTCCTTCCCCCACAGGTATGGCCAGTCTCCATGTTTAAGACGTTGCCCATACCTGATGTCATGTCTCGCAGAAGATTCATCAACGGGGTCAGCAGGCTTGCCAGCTGGGACAGGATTTCTAGGACCAGTGTAGTGGTGAGAAGGCAAGACGAAGCCTCCTCGTTCTCCTTCTCCTTCTCCTGATTTGATTCTTTGCATGAGCTCATCTTCCTCTTGTTTCTCCTGCTTAGCACGCTCTAGCTCGTGCTCCTCTGCGTCAGGCGCAGATGTAGGAGGAGGAATTGGAGAGGGAGGAGGAGGAGGGGGGGGATCTTTAGTATGATCGGGGCTAGGAGGTTTTGGAGGGATTATGAAGCCAGACGACCCTCCACCGCCTGCACCCTTAGAGATAATAGGCTTCTGAGCTGTGGGGGGAGCGGGAAGGGGCCCTGCTTCCTGAAGGGGATCAGTTTTAGGAAGCAGTCTATCCTTGTGACTTTCGGGGGGAGGTTGGGAGATCGATGCAGAATCAGGACTTGACATCTGCCCTTCTTGTTTAGATGGAGACAAAGAAGGCGTCTGCGCCTGTTCTTTTTCTTGAGACCTGTTGCATACAAGGGAACATAAGTATTTTGCAAAAGAGGCGGGATCCGTTTCACCAGATAGGGGTGTGGAGATTGTGACATCGCACGTGGAAGGATCTGGAACACAGGAAAATGCTTCCAAAGTGGTTCGCAGAGTTTTAGCAGCTAACAAATTCTGACGCCAATTATCAGCGTCCATATAGGCTAGCATATAGGGGATCTGCTCATAAAGGCTTTCGAGGGAAGGAACATTAATTTGTAATTTCCCAGACCACTGCTTAGCCCAATAAACTTTTCTTAATAAGGTGACAATCCTATTTTTATATTGCTGTCGCTCTGAAACTACTTCATCAGCATCCCTCACCTCCTGATGATGAGAGGGATCGGGACTTCCAAAATGATCACTCCATGAAACACTCTCACCGATCTGGGGGGACGGAGACCCCTCATTAAAATTAGCGAACTGATCCCAAAAATTTTGTATGGGGCAAAATTTGGGATCACTGGGGATTAAAGGAAGCCCCCCCTCACACCTAGTTTTAAAACCCTGAACACCGGAATGCTCGGTAAATCTAGGAGGTCTGTCCTCTCCATGCCAGACATACCAGTCAGTATAGTCGTCTGTTGGAAACCAGAATCTATCTACATCCTGATAGGGTTTATCAAATTTAACAGTTGGAGGATCTGGAGGTGGGTCTTTACTAAAATAAGATGCAAAGGTAGAAGGACGTTCTGGCACCAAAATACCATAATATTTAACTCGATCCTTATACGTTTCAAGTCTCTCCCTTAACAAAGACCAAAGATCTCTTTGAGTAGAACGGCTCATACCTTAACTACTGTTCAGCAATGAGATCAGAAGCGTCCACAGCGTCGTCAGGAAACTGGGTACTCTCGTCTTCAGGCACAGGAACGTCGGATTGACTGAGAGTTAGGTCCCAGTACAGTTGTGGATCCTGGGAATCCCCCACGGAAACTTCCTCTTTTTCTTTTTCTTCGGGGGGGACTGAGTCAGAATCACCCACAACCACCACAGGAACTTTACCCGCAGAGACAGACAAGGAGCAATGCTTGCTCTTCCGTTGTTTTTTGCGAGGAGGGGTAGGGCAAGGCCCTGGCGAGGGACAAGACTCCCTCACAGGAGAAATAGGACAAGGACAATCCTCTGGAGGAGTATCTGGAGGAAAATACTCGTCCAGTTCAGCGGGATCGTCCTGGACAGGATCAGGGGGACACGTCATCCAATTTCTCACACTGCGGCGAGAAGCAGAGGGAGAAGGAGACTTAGCTTGGTCTATACACACTAATTCACCCGTAGGGGGCTTATATGGCAAGGAAGCTGGACCGAGAGCAAAAAGCTGGGCCTTTCTCATGTACGCATGCTTCAACACATTATAAGCACCATTTCTGAAGAAGGCCACGACTTCATCTTCAGAAATGAGGCCGAAATTGCCAGGAAGAACATGGTTAAACTCAAATTTAATCATTCTATCCTGGAGAGGCTGCTGGTGCTCAAAACTGATGTAACTGCCTTGAGAAACAAGGCACATATCCGTATTGGATGTGATAATAAAAGGAGGAGATTGCACTTCCGCAGATTGCATACATTTGCGGTCAACTCTTACATTACTTCCCCCTAGCAATGCCTTAGCACATTCAACCACATCCTCTGTCATCTTTCCTTCCTCCCACCAACCCAGTTGCACATTCACAATGTCTTGAAACGGGAAATTTGCGTTATTCCAGTTAACACACCCATAACTGGCAGCAGTATGTGCAATAGCACTTGCTAAATTGGTTTTACCGGTTGTAGCAGGTCCAAACAGCCAAATACTGTTTCTCTTACCCGTTTGGCGCATAGACCACCAAAAGAAAATCATACTGGCCATATCAGGGCAGTAATTATTCATAGCAAATAAGTAATAGATCCTATTGTTGTCTGAAGACAACTCAGGATCCCCATTTTGAAAAGCACGAAGCTCCTTTTCACTGGCAAATTTACAGAGACTCAAACCAAGAGGTTTAGTGCTCACAATACGCTGATTCGCAGCTCTAAGACACTGTTTAGCCAAATGAGTGCCAGCTGGGGTAGCAAGGAAAGAGTACAGGGACGCAGCCGATATTTCCTCCCATCGGCGCTCCGTAGTCACATCATTATCACACATCCAATCCACCACACTCAACATTTTATCACCCGTAGCCGCTTTAAAAGTAGGAGCAGTGAGCTCTTTAATGACTCCCTGATCTTGACGCTCAGACAACAATTCCCTGCGCTTATCTTCATTCAGACAGGCATCGCCAATCACCCCATCCATATTAGTCCACGCATACACACACTCAGACAAAGGCAATTTTTTAAGAAGATAATTCACAATAAACCCCTCATCATTACTCTTCCAAGCCCCATGCTTATTTTTATGAGGAGTAAAAAAAGTCAAGCCCTCTACACCAAAGTAGTAAAAGGAAACTCGACGCTCAATGGCTTTAAACATCGAAGACACATCTCTAGGAGTGCCAGCAGCAACACTAATACAAAAATGAAGGTGAAGACCCCCTTTGGAATCAACTTTCTCCAATTGAAAGAAAAGATGGGGGTCTTGCGGCAGCCGGCACACCTTCCGGACCTCTTTAAGGGTCTCACGGAAAAGGGCCTCCCCCTGTAAGACACCTGCAGCCAATGGCCCCTCGGTCCCAACTTTCGGCCACTTTTGCCCATTACGGGTACTCACGTTTACAGCATAAATATACCGCTCAGGAGTCACCCCAGGAATCTTCCCAATATCAGGGAAAAGCCTGCAAATACCCGTCCAGAAGGTCTGAGACATAATACAGAGGCTTTCGGCGCAGAGAAGCAAAAAGATCTAAACAGATCAGCTCCAAAGCACAGAATGAGGGAAAAAGCAGAAGTACGAACTTTTATACCATAAAAAGCAGAAGTAAATCCTATTGGTCCATTAAATATGCAAATGAGGACTTGAAAAACTAACCAATCAGAGAACAGCAACGTCATCAAAACGTAAATGAAAAACGCCCTCTCTCACGC